TCGCAAACAAATTTCAGAAGAAGTCACACGCACCGAGCGCACACCGTTGTACGAGGATTGTGATTTGTACGATGAAGACGGTTCAATCTGCACGGTCTGCGTCACGCCAGCGGTTGAAGCGAAAGATGCAGTTGTTGACGAAGACGGTAACGAGATTGAACCGGCAGTTGAAGCTGTTGCTGAAGTTCGTGCGAACGCCGTGCATAAAGTGCCGGTGATGGAAGAGTACGTCTCGCAGGCGGCACAAGAAGAAGTCACCGAGACAATCGTTACGCCAGCAGTCGAAGAAGTGATTGAGCGCGTGTGTGTGCGAGAAGCAGAAGCCGAGCGCACCGAGACACGGGTGGTCGTTAAAGCGAAAGCTGAGTGGACAGAGACGCACGTTACGCGACCGGCTGAACCGGCACGAGAAGAAGTCACAGAACGCCGATTGGTAAGTGAAGCCGTAGAAGCCAAGGACGCAGTTTACGAGACAGTCACGGTTCCCGCAGACGAACGACCGGCAGACGATGACACGGTGCGGTTGGGTCTGATTGCACAAGATGTGCAGACCGCAATGACTGAGGCGGGTGTTGAGTTCGACATTGTGAACGAGTCACCGAACGGCAAGTTGTCGTTGAAGTACGGCAATCTGGTGATGCCGCTGATTAAAGCGGTGCAGGAACTGTCGGCACGGGTGAAGACGCTGGAGGGATAATTTGGCTATGGCTAAAAACACAGAAAAAGAAAACAAGCAGACCGTTGTTATCAGCGGTGAGGAACATAACGTAGCGGACTTGTCACAGGAGCAGGTGACGTTACTGAATCATGTAGCCGATCTTGAGAACAAGATTCGACAGATTAGCTTCAACTTGGAACAAGCGCACGGCGGCAGGAATCATTTTATGGCTATGCTAACGGCCAGCTTTGCTGTGGAACTTGAGGTCAAGGAGAAAGCTGGCGGGTAAGATGTGGGAACCGACACAGCCAATCTTATCCAGACGCTGGGATTTCCTGTTGTTGCAGCAGCGGCAGCAGGAATCTTCGGTTACAAGATTGTCTTCTACGTCTTACGGGATTTATCAAGTGAGATCAAAGACCTTTATACGATAGTTGTTAAGCTGATTGACAGATTGAATGGACACGACAAGGAAACAAACAAGCTCGCCAAAGAAGTCGCAATGCTACGCGTTGAGGTTAGTGGGCTTTATAAGTGCATGGGTCTAACAAAAAAACCTGTGCCTACCAAGCGGAACGATGAATAAAGAAGCAAAAGATGTCATATATTTACTGGCGATTCTTGGAGGAATTTTGTTAATTATCATGTTGGCAGGTTGCAAGTCGTTGCCCGGTAATCTTGAGATTGATACGCCATTTTTTGACATAGAATACGAAGGAAAAACAGATGCCTAACGTTGGAGGAGTACAATACCCATACACACCGCAGGGCGTAGCAGCCGCTCAACAAGCGCAACGTCCGATACAAAAAACAGGCCCATACATACCACATTCAACTGCTGGTCTTGATCCTGCGCGTATGTCGCCACCCTTAACAAGTCCATCGCACCCAATGGCTCAACGCCAAGTGCCAGACTTGCAACCAGCGCGATGGAACACGAATGCGATGAATTTTCACGGTTGGCGCGGTCAGGCTGGCAATGAAAATCCCTTATCACCAAGAGCCAAAGCCCCGACATACGAAGACAGATACACCATACAATCTGATCCAAATAGATGGACAAGTGGCGCAGCAATAAGAGGTCAGTATCAATATGGAAATAGTCCATCTAATCCTGCGACACAAAGACCGGTACAAGATTTACAACCATACAATGATCCACCAATACAAGGTACAATGTCGGGTCAAGGTATTTTGGGAACACTTGGTTATAGCAACGAAGCTATGCCATCAAGACAGGATTTAAGCAATGTAGTTGCTTATGGTGATTCTGGTTTGAGGCATGGGGATAATCGTATAGTCTTTAGCCGACCACAATTACTAGGAGGCCCATCAAGTCCATGGTATCAACCTATTGTACAAGCTCCTAGAGGTCAAAAGATAGAGACAAGTGGCCCAGCTAATTACAATCAAAGCCCATCTAACCCCAACTGGAAACCCGGAGAATAATTTATGGCAACACGAAAAAAAGGCGGACAACGCTTAATGGACTTGGCTGAGAAAAGTGGTGCGCGGAGTCGCGCTCGCAAAGCTCAGGTGGCAAAGAAACTGAAAGAACAAGTAAAACGTAATTTCAGGGCAGGATCAAAATCCAGAGCAGGATCGCCTAAAGGATCAAAGACAACGCACGGCAGTACAACAATAACGTACAAGCCCAAACCCAGCCCGCACCTATCAGCGACCAAGAAAGTTGCACCAAAACCTGCTGCAAAAAAGACTGCACCAAAAGCAGTTACCAAGGATGCAACACCTAAAAAGAAATCATTAACACCAGCGCAGAAGTTGGCTAATGATCAACGGCGCAAGAATCTTCGATCTGAAATAGAAGGTAGATTTAAAGGTGATAAGCTTACGAATCCGCTAGGCATGACCACACTTCTTTCCAAGATATATGGTAAAGACGTAAAAAACATGACGCACTTGGATGAGGCTGAACTCGCTGGAAAAGCTGCAAAAGACTTGGCAATTTTAATAGGAACTGGCGGTGCATTCAAGGCACTTGGTGGGGCAAAGAAAATCGGCGGCGGTATCTTAAAAGGAGTCAAAGCTACAGGTCGCGGGGCTGCCACAGGTGCTAGAGCAACAGGCCGAGCCGCGGCAACTGGTGCTAAAGCTACTGGTCGAGCTGCAAAGAAAGCCGCTAAAGTCACAAAACGTGCCGCAAGAAAGGCTAAAGTTGGCTTGAAGAAAGCTGATCGTAAGTTGCTGAAGGCGCAAGGATTGAGCCGTCAAGGCGGTAAAGTCCGCAAGATCAAAGAGCCGAATCCATTTGGTAAAAATGCTGCTAAAGGATCGAAGCCCAAAGTCAAGTCCGGCAAAAAGAATCCTTTTGCGGGATCAGACAAGCCAAAGGCCAAGGGCAAACAACTGGATGAACACGTTAAGGCGCGATACAGATTAAACGAGCGCAAGGCTAGAAAAGCCAAAAAAGCACAACGCAAGGCTGCGGAACAGGACGCTCATGTAAAAGCTTACAAAGGGGATAAAATTAAAAAGGGTAAGCGTAAGGCAGATAAAGCGCGTAAAGATGCCGTAGCCGCAAACAAGCGAGCGGCTGAGAAGGCAAAAGCTTTGAGAGTTGAAAAGGGTTACGCGCAACAAAGAATTGACGCACAGAAAGCGTCAAGAGCGAGAAATCGACGACGCAGATCATGACCGATAGGCAACAACTGGATGAGTTCACTCGTAGAATTTGTCACGCAGTTGAGTATTCCGAACAGGAACTTGACTTGACTTTGGAGCAAATGATTGGTGTAATAGAAGTTGCCAAGCAAATGTTAGTCGATAAATTTTTACATGAACCTAGATGATTTAAAAGTCCTTGCAGCTTCGGTCTCAGGATTAGGAAACTGGTTACTTGAGATTGATATTATATTAAAAGCTGCAATTAGTTTAGTAACGCTATTGTATATTGCACTTAAAGTGCAGGAGCTACTGAGGAAAAGATAATGCTATCAGGAAAGAAAACATATATGACGGCAGTTGGCGGGATACTCGCGGCTGTGGGTGCTTACTTCTCCGGTGAAATGGAGATGGGCGTGATGATAAACGTGGTGATCACATCGCTACTGGCTGTCTTTCTGCGGAAAGGTGTGAAAAGCGACACGAATGGGGATAGTTAAACTACTTGCAGCGTTGTTTAAGGCCATACCGTCATTGGAACGGTTGGTCTATAAACTTGCGGATGCCTTGAAGGAAGCCAATGCAAAGAATCGGTTGGAAGACAAGTTGGGCCACATTGATGCTCTTATCGATGGTGAGCGCGTGCAGCACACCACAGTTGGAGGGAGTCAAGGAGTTAAGCCAGCATCCACAGTTTCAAAAGGCAAGGGAAGCAGTGCCGGAGTTCACAAGGGCCGCGCTAAAAAAGATAGCAAAACTTGAGTATGAGATTGAGCGCAGGTGACAGAGATGAGTTGCAAGACAGCGTGAATGAATTGCTAGGTGCTGTAAGGGAACTAAAGCATGAGTTGGACAACGATAACGAAGAGGTCAAGCCAAGCGGTGGTCGCCATCACAAAAAGAGCTGCAACAACGGTGTCGACTATAACAAAAAGAGCAAAGCCAACAATCGTCGCAATTACTAAACGATGAGTGCTGAATACATAATTGACAGGTTTGGGCGTAAGGTTGGTCTCAATGCAGATGACGCCAATCAACGCTACGTTATTCTCGACTTCCTCAACGAGGCAATGCAATCAATATATGAACACGTTGATATTCCCGGCTCATTGGTTGAAGAAGAATTTTACGTTGCCGGTAAGCAACGAATCGCCCTGAGTCGTGATGTCCACGCCATTCGTGCGATGCGCGAAAAAGAGTCGAAGCTAACGTGGGACATCAACAATCTCCTGTCAGAATACAACCAGAACAACTGGCGAAGTGACAATCATTGCTGGCGTGTTGTTGGCTACGAACCACTCAAGAAATCCCTGTCTTCGGTAATTACAGGTACTCGTGGTAGTTCTGCAACTGGCCTGACAGTTCATTGGTTTGCAAATATTGCAGCCACGGAAAAACTTGCGGTGACATTTGAGACATCAGCTTCGGACAGACAAACACTTGAGGTGTGGCCAAACTACCCAAGCGCGGCAGCAGCTTACACAACCACATCGTCGCCACACTCAATAGCACTCACGCTGGACAACAATCGCACCATCACATCTGTTGTGGGCATGAGACGGTTTGACACAAACAACGAACGGTTTGGTGGTTACACAGCTAACGACGGCGGGTTGGTCAGGTTGGTGGACACAGCCGACACATCAATTGTTTATTCTGAGATACCACACGACGAGACAGAAGCTCAGTATATGATAGTGGACATCTCCGAGTTTCCTTGGGATGACACATCAGCTCAGGATGATTCGCACACTTTACAAGTCTTGTATAAGAAGAAGTTGAAGCACATCAAGAGCGACAACGATCCATTCCCACTCTACGGTTTTGAGAACATCGTGATGCACAAGATGATGCAGTTGTTCATGGAGGAGCAGGGCAAGTTGCAGGAGGCGATGGTTTATGATGGAAAAGTAACACGCGATTTGGGTCGTAAGATAGCTGACCTTGAGCGTGGGCAAAAACGTATTATGCAATTCGGACGGCATGGACATGACAGTCTAACTTTGGCAAGACGCTGGCACTATCACCGTGGCTGATTATTCACAACAGTCGTTTGTTGGCGGCATGAATATGTCGGTGGATGACACTCGGCTGGGCGAAGACGAGTATAAGTTTGCCAAGAACATTCGCAACCGTTTCGGCACACTTGAGGGGATTAAGAACGTCAACGACATCTCCAGCGATATAGGTGCGTTCACATCAAACCCACCAATCCAAGCAATCTATTCTATTGGCGAGTTCGTTTTTCTCTTTTTTGATGGTGGTTGTAAATATCGCAGACCACTAAACCCCGATAGTACTTGGGTTGTTCTTTATGGTGGTGGCACGATGGACAGGTCAGCGGAGATATTTGTGCAGGCTGTCCCGGCATCCACGCAGAACTTTCTACGAAAAGAAACACAAGTAGCAGGTGCATCACTTGAGTTGGATATGGAGACTTCTGTTCAGAAAACAGTTGCAGCTATTATCGTACAAGATGGTATAAACCAGCCAAAAATCATAGAAATTTCTGGTGGTGCAGCAACCGATAGATCGGCCAAGACTTACACTGAGTGGTCTGATGGAACCTATACATCCCGTGAATACATACCAATCGGTAAGCAAATGGCTTTCTTTAACAATAAGTTATTTATTGTTAGTCCTGACGGCACGGAGATTTACCACAGTGTAAGCGGTCGCCCAATGGATTTTGTTGTACCGATTACAACAGCGGGTAACAAAATAAACGCTGACGAGACAATTGGTGGCGCACCGGCAACTTCCTATACAGTTGGCTACAACATGATTACAGCATTGTCCGTGTTAAATAATGAGGCACTTTTCGTCTCAACAGCAGGGGGAAGCTATGCTGTTTCATTAGACTACACCATGACTGTGTTTGCAGAGCCGATGTTCAAGAAGCAATACCTGTTCACAGCCAACTCGATCAATCAGCACTCGTTTGTTGATTTGCTTGGTGACTTTGCATTCATTGATCCAGAGGGCTTGAGGTCGTTCAATGCTGTGATGCAATCAAAGAATGAGGGACGCAACTCAGTCTTCTCGCTCAAGGTCGCACGGCTATTCAAGGATGTTGTGCAAGACACTAGAAAATGTGCTGCTATTGTCTTTGATGACTACGCTTTGTTCGCCTGTAATACAATCTTTGGTCACGGCATTCTCGTCTTTGACACGCTCACAAAACAGTTTGTAAGTTTCGATCAACTCACAGATGACAACAACTCTAACATTGGGCCTATCATGAACTTTGCCAAGGTGGAGACAAATAACAAACGTGAGCTATTTGCAATCACACATGGAACAACAACTAACTCAGGCGACCCAGCCTACAAATGCGTCAAGTTATACGAAGGCACTAACTACGCAACGGCATACGTCGAGACTAAAGCATTTTGCACCAACGATACCAGAGTCGAGCAGAAGCCACAGGAACTTCGCCTTCTATTTAGCAAAGTACAATCGGCTTCATCGGTCACAGCCACGCAGCGCGTGAATGACGAGACAACACCAGATACATCGGCTGGCTCACAAGCCAAAACGTTAGCGGCACAAGCTACACCCATTACATTTCCCGTTACACTAGCAACGGTATGGAGTGGGCCGAAGCAGATACAGAATTTACTTTACAATTTTCAAGGCGGTCAACAGGGTTGGAAAGTGTCTTACGCATTGAAATGGACTAATGGAATTAACTTATCAAACATCCAACTTCAGACACGAGACATCACGCCTATGAACCCAATGTTATCACAAGCTTATGTCAGTTAATGTAGCTCACACAGATTTCACAGACGCAACTACGTTGTTTGCTGACCTTGCGGCAGCAAACGCCATGCTTGACGGTCTGACAGTACCAGACGCGACAACCAGTACGGATGGTGTTGTTAAGAAAGCCGCACTAGTAGCTGACCCTTCTGGTAATAGTGCAACGAATAATCAAACGGCAATCATTGCCATCTTAACAAGCCTTAAAAACGCTGGCATCATGTCCAGCTCATAACATCATGCCTAGTATTGAAGATATTTTAAATCCCGCAAAGTGGCTCGAAAAACTCAGTAGTGCTGGGCAAGCCATATTAAAACCGTTCATAGACAATCTTGGTGGAATGTTTAAGGAGGGCGGTATT